AGTGTTAACAGAAGCTGAAGCTATCAAGCAAAGGATCGAAACACTAACACTTCAGGAGAAACTACAGAAAGCAACAGAAAAATTATCTGATACTTTTGCTAATTTTGTAACCGGACCTTTAGGAACATTCTTAACCGACATAAAAACCATATCAGCAATCATTGGATTTATGATAGGATCACAGCTAGGTAAGTTAGCAGCTTCTTTCGGACCTGTTATTTCTGCTGCTGCATCTTACCTGGGTATTACAACTGCTACTGCCGCAGCTACAACCGCAACCGCAACCGCAGTTAGTTTTGGTGCTATGCTACCTGTGATATTAGGAGGTGTTGGAGCAATTCTTGCAGCACTCTACGCTACTCAAGCCGATGATTTATTTTCAGCCGGCGGCAGCGGATCCGGGTACGGTAAAAGAACGCTAATAGCTCCGGAAGGTGCTTTTGCTTTAAATGACAGAGATAACATTATTGCAACAACTAATCCAGTAAATCCAGCCAGACCAACCTCCGCCGGGAGTAATAACATCACAGTTGCTCCTGCTATACTACCTCCAGTGTATACTCGTATAGAATTAAACGGATCTGCTATTGGAAATGCCACCAGTAAAGAGAACTACGGAGTAGGTAAAAACATATATGCGTTCGGTGGTCGAGTAGATTACAGCGCATAAACTATTTATAATTAAAACAACACCTATGGGCTTATTAAAAATATTCGAAAAAACCGAAACTGTTCCTTTCAAAAACTACTTCGGAACTCTACTTGGTAAAAAAACTCCAAGCCAGCAATTCTCTCCTGAGAATCCCTTAGCTACTGACCAATCAACTTTACATGCTGATCCGACAGGAAAGCCAGGCTATTCCTTAAACGGAAGTTTTATCTCTACAGTAACCAAGCAATACAATCAGTATGATGATGGAGTGGCAAATCCTTTACCGCAACCCTCTAAGTACGATTTGGATGGTAAGACACCAACTAGTTACAAGAATCCTGAAAAACCTTAAAATAAGAAATTTTAATGGCGTTAAAGGAACTTCTAGTTGATCTAGAGGATTTTTCTGTAGACTTAGCAAAATTCTACAAACAGAATCCTTTTCTGGCAGCTTACCCAGGTAAGGCCGGACCGGTCGAATTTTTGAAAACCGGATTTGATCAAAGAAGCATCCCTTTTGGTAATGATTTACCAGGTGGTGGCAGTAGTAAGCAGCCCTTCATTAAGAAAAAACTACCCCCTGTTCTATCAGACCCAACAGTTGATTGGCCGGATTTTCTAGTAAGAGATCCAAAAAACTTCTTTAGTACACGTTTAGATGATGTAGAAAGAATCGGAAAGTTTCTCTTAACACCGGAAGGTCTTTTGTTTACTGCCAAGCAGGAACTTCTTTCTTTACAGAATCCAATAGTACCCGGTAGACCTAACCGATCTACTCCTGTTGCAGGGTTGTACTATCCTTATATGACTTTAGGGCAGGTTGCTGCTGAAGGAACTGGTCTACATATCGAAAAGCAGGGAGCTTCTCCTATCTTCAATCAGAATAGTAAGTATGAATATCAATATACTAATAACTACAATGAAGATAAGACAAACAGACTTACTATCCTCTACAACTCAAAAATACTAGGTAATGGTGCAGCCGACAATACTTTACAGGCTAAAGCTTTGGGTATTTCTAGTTTAGATGGACAACTTCTTAGCTATATAGGAGGTCCTAATGTCGGTATAAATGGAAAGACTACTATTCAAAGAGCAGGAAACGCTGTTTACAGTGCCGGTAGCATTCAAAAAAGAGCCAATAACCTCTCTTTAAGTAATAGCCGAACCGTTAATATTAATTATAACACTCCAGTTAACGGCAATACCGGTTACTATAAGTTTCTAGGAGTTACTAATAAAGGATTAGAATTAAAATACCTTACAAACGAACTTATAGCACCAGGTTTAGGAAATTACGAACCTTGGATAGAAACATATAACAGTATTGATGCTAACGGAGAGTTTGTATCTCAGAATAATTCTTTATTTTCACAGAGAACTACTCAGTTAGGAGTATTTACTTATAGACAACCCCAGCTAATAGAGCAAACCCCCATCGGCGCAGGTGGAGATACATCGTTTGTAGCAATTGGAGATTTTAGAAAGAAGATTCTAGATACGAATACAACTGCTGCTGACCAAATAAAACAAGACAATCAAGGATTAGTATTTAGTAACTATAAGAATTTTAACAGAGAAACTCGAGTAGGGTCAGGCAACCCAGGTAAGAGAACTAGAAGAAGGAGCAAGTTATCCCATTACGACAACGATACTGTTGATCGTATCAACATGCTCCCACTTTATACAGATAGAGCAGTTCTAGATCCTTATAACCTAACCAGAGATTTAGTTAAGTTTAGATTCGAAGTCATCAGCAATGCAAATCCAGAGGAATCAACATTTATTCACTTTAGAGCATTCTTAGGACAAATATCGGATAATTTTAAAGGAGAGTGGAACGGAGTTAATTATATAGGTAGAGGAGAAAAGTTCTACAATTATACTGGCTTTTCTAGAGATATTTCATTTACTTTCAAAGTACATGCTCAATCTAGAGCGGAAATGAAATCAATCTACCAGAAACTAAACTACCTAGCATCCTCGACCGCACCTGATTATTCAAATGGATATATGAAAGGTAATCTACTACGGTTAACTATTGGGGACTATCTTTATGTAGTACCTGGTTTTATTACAAACCTAACCTATACAATCCCAGAAGATGCACCTTGGGAAATTGCTTTAAATAGCCCTGAAGATGGAGACGATTCAGGTGTTATGGAAACACCTAAGTTGTTTGATGTGAGTGTTAATTTTACACCAATTCACGATTTCGTACCTCAAATCGGAGCAACTAGAGATACAGCATTCATTACAAACCCAACAGGTAAAGGAGATCAGAACCAGTATCTGGATGATGCTAAAATTTATTTCTTTAATAACCAAAAGAATTCGGTTGCTAACCCTAAAGGTACTATATTATATACAGAAGAAGGTGTTAATAGGAAGATACAAGCTAACGGTATCGCTACAATCACCGCTGCTGACTTGGAACCTTATGCAACTAACCACATTATCCAAACAAATGAACCTCCTGGAGGACAGACAAACTTCACCGGAGGAGCTCCAACTAATACTAATCCCGAATTAACATTCTCGTAAAATGAACCGTTACGCAGATATACAAACTTACAGAACCGCTACTGGAATTAGGTACCAAGGTATAACCAGGTATCCTGAAATTCCTAATAGTGAAAATGATGTTTATGTAATAACTACGGACGGGGATAGGTTAGATAATCTAGCATATCAATTCTACGGTGATTCATCCCTATACTGGATAATAGCTTCTGCTAACCCAGATCAAATTTATAATTTACTATACCCAGTTTTAGGATCACAGTTACGTATTCCTTTTCCGGTAGATGAAATTATAAACAGTTTTAATACTTTAAACAATGGTTAAGATTTTAGGAATTCCTTTTGCAGACTACGTTCATGATCAAATACAAGTTAGACAGGCAAAACTTGCAAACCCACAGAAGAACCCTGAAGACCTAACTGTATTTAATTCCAACACAGCATGGGTAAGATTATCCTCAGGTGTAAGATTAGAACCAAGTAGAGCTCAGGAACTGAGCACCAAGCTTGGAATAGCACAGAGTCTTGTTGAAGGTCCTGCATTAGCCAGGAACTTAGTACTGTGGGGAGGAGTATCCTCCTTTACTTCCACACAAGGTAAAGCTGTCTTAGATTCCGGAAAAGGAGGGGTTGGGTATGGAGTAGATAACAGCTACGGATTCTTATCAAACAGCGAGCAAGGATTAAAACCGATGCCCGGCATCGAAAGAATATCTTGCAATTACAAAAACAACGGGTCATTAAAACAAGCATCTGTTGATATTAAATGTTATACAAGATCTCAGTTTGAAGCTTTAGAAGCTACTTATCTCCGGTTAGGTTATACCATGGTTTTAGAATGGGGAAATGCTCTTTGGTTTGATAACCAAGGTAACCACCAACAAACCAAAGCTTATTCAATCCCAAATTTACTATTTAGGGATGATAAAAACCTCGACTCTACTAAAATACAAGATCAGATATTGAGAAACAAAAAACAAACATCGGCTAACTACGATGCCATGCTTGCAAAAGTTTCCAACTACTCCTGGACATTAAATGAGGATTTAAGTTTTTCAATTAAGTTAGATCTAATTTCAGTAGGAGATATTGTTGATTCTTTAAAAATGAACTTAGGAGGTAGCAATTCGGTTGATCTTATGAAACATATCGAAGTTTCTTCAAGCTTTCAAAACTTAGTAGCTATACAGGTTAATAAAGAAGCTTCACAGCTAAATAACTTTTTCTACGAACTATACGATACAACATTCAAAGACTTGATAGCCAAGTACGGATCAGAAGAAAATAGAAAACAGATTCAAGAAATCGATGATGTAGTTGAGACAGCAGACGAGGCTGCAAATCTCTATACCAGGTATAAACCACCTTTAGATAGGTATAGAGAATACTACAACCTCCTACGTGAAGCAGAAGCTATTGCCGGTAGAGCTGAGAAAAAATCGTCTGGATCTATATTATCAATAAAAACAGAAGATTTGGAAAGGTGGAACTTTATAATTGCAGATCTTGATACGGATGAGAGCACATTAAAATCTGCCTTTGACCCACCGAGATCAGTTGGAAAATTTTCCGGTAATATAGAAACTATAGATAATTTTGGCAAAGCTCTTAATGCTATTGATACATACCTGTCCTCAGTTACAGTTAAGCAAGGTGAAACTGCAATAGTTAAAAACCTAAATAATCAAAACCCAGACCTAGCTATACAAACAGCTCTCGAAACTGGCTACTTTGATAGAGATAAAACAGTAGAAGTACCTGGAGCAGAGTTAAAACATCCAAATTACCTATTTGATTCTTTTATTGCTGATATTTTAGAGAATTTACTAAGTATAGATGTAAACTAAAACAATGGGAATATATTCAAGTTTCATACAGGAGATGGTGAAAAGCGTCAAGTATAGAGGAGCTAACTTTATACAATACGCCGATAGCGGAGGAGAACTTTATATCTCTTTTCAGACACTGTTAAAGTTTATTGCAGAATACATCACCCTCGTAGATCAAAACGATCAAGCTATAGTGAAAGTAGACTGGGAATCAGACAAACCATTCTTTGCTTATTCAACTAGTATTTCTTGTAATCTACTTAAATGCTACCTGTATAACGACTACGTAGGAAATGAAGACGGAGCATTCTATCAAGACGACTCTGCAACTTTTCATCCGTTTACCTTCTTTGAAGACCAATCTTTAAAAAATCTAAACACTGAATTAGGAAAAAAAGCAGACGCTCCAGACTATTCTATATTCCCAGTAGTAGGTAATATTAACTACGTTTACTTAAATGTTGGCTTTCTTTCAGAATTACTAACCAGTGGAAGCGACAATGCTCAGAATCTAGTTTCAGTTAGAGAATTTTTACAGGAAGTCTGCAACGGAGTTAATAAAGCTTTAGGGAGTATAAATGATCTCCAGGTTATTATTGACGACGATACTAATACACTCACAGTAGTTGATTTTAATCAAAAGAGAATTAAGGGTTTAGCTGATATCAAAAAAGGAATGGTAACAACTCTCAAAGCTCAGGGATTAGGAAGTTTCGTGATCTCTATTAATGCTCAGAGTAGTATTACCCCAGACATTGCTGCAACTATTGCAATTGGAGCTCAAGCTAATGCAAACCAGTTAGGAGTTGAAGCTATTACTTTTAGTAGGTTGAGTCAAGGTATTGTTGATAGAATCTACACAGAGAGGAAACCTAAGAATGCTCCTAATGTAAATAACATAGATTTAGAGAAGGAGAAAAACGAACAGTTTCAAACAGCTGTTGAAGCTTACATTCAACTTATAGCAAATCAAATACCAAGTGATGATACTAGTGAAAAAATATTATTCAAGTCCGATGACGACATTAACTTGGAAAATATACCAGTAGAGCTATATAAAGCACTACTAGGTAAATTTACAGAAAGTAAGCAAGCATCAACTACTTTTATACCTATCAAACTAGAATTAGTACTTTCAGGCATCAGTGGAATAAAAATCTTTGATAGATTTACTATTACCAGTGATGTTCTTCCTTACATCTATAATCAGAATTTTGACTTCATAGTGACCGGAGTATCGCATGAGATTACAAACAACAACAGGTGGTTGACTAAACTATCAGCAATAATTACTTTAAAAGAAGAATAATACGTATAATATATGAAGAGCTTCTTTCTAACTGATAACTTTGGTACGTATACTGCAGAAAGTTCAAACCAGGAATACACTACAGTAGCAACTGCAGTTCTTAGTAATGTTAAGCCTATCTCTAAAGAGACTGTTAACTTTAAAGAAGTTACTAGGCAGGTAATAGCATACTTAGAAGGAGGTTATTATAGTCCAAAAACATCAAATGTTAGAGACCCCAGGTTTTATACTAGCGGAGAAACACTGTTTGGTATTGATAGAAAGAACGGAGGTGCAGAAGTAACAACCACCCCCACTGCTTTGAAGTTCTGGAAAGCAATTGACGATACCCAAAATCAGAGCGGGAAGTGGCCGTACCTATATATCCCGCCAGACCCGTTACAATCTCAGCTAGTAGATTATGTAGCTGTAATGATGGAAGAACGATTCAACAGAATGTTTAACGCTAACTTTAAAAATGCGAATGTAAAGTCAATAGTAAAATCAGACGGGAGACTACTGTTTAATTTTATATACGCTTCTTGGAACGGAGATGGATGGTTTCAAAAATTTGCTACAAGTATAGAGTCAGCCTACAATAAAGGAACTAAAGACCCAGAAGATTTAGTTAGGTTAGCAGTGTCTTTGAGAACAGGAGATAAAGACTCACTAATTAAACAGGGTGGATACAAGATAAAAGGACTTTTTAAACTAAGGTAATATGTACTATCCTAAATCTAAAATAATAGTCAATCAGCAAACTAACGGGAATGAATTCCTATATAAGTATAATAATACTTCATATGAAGGCTACTACCATATTCTTGCTGACGGGAAAGTATACTCGGGAAAGAATCCAAATGACGGTGTCCCAAGAGAGTTAATCTACCAAAGTAAATACCTTCAAAGAGATACAGAAGTACAAGATTCTCAAATTTCACCAGCATCTGTATTTAAACTTTACGACTTAGGGGTATCAAAATTACCCTATGATAATTTAAGATTATCTAAAACTAGACAATACCCTCCTACGGAGTTAGTAGAACCTATCTACACAACCCCAATTCCAACATACCCTTCTTTTTACAGGTACTTTGTTAAAAGAACAAACAACACTATATTTGTAGAGATAGATCAAAAGCAATACACTAAGTTTATTGAGAAAGATATTTTCTACAACTGGGCTAGTTACATACCGTTTCAAATTCCATGGACTACTATCGGAGGAAATAAAACTCAAATAGCAGAGACTAACAAAAAAATAGTGCTTTTAACTGAACAAAGACAAAACCTCTACGGATTATCTCAATACATAACAAACTATACGGAATTTACAATCTAAGTAGGATTCCTGAACATTAGTCCTTATCTTTATTGAAAGGTTATGTTTTGGTTAGTAGAAACACAAGAGCAGTTCGATAAGTTGCAATTTGAATTAGGAGAAGAAATCTTCATACTTCCTATTCAGACTCATCCGGAAATTCATCCGGGCATTTATGCACCGTTAAGTCTTTATCTTAGAGACGTTACTCAGCCGAAAGGCTTTCTAATTAATTACTTTCATCCGGAAGCTCTGCAGTTTGATCCTCTACAGGTTAAAGAATACTTAAGAACTTTCAAGAAGATCTATACTCCGGATAAAAAAGCATTAAGTTATACTTATTTCGGTTCAAATACTTACGATCTTAATCTATTTGAGTATAAGGAAGTAAGAAAGCAGACTCATGCCCATAGCTTCTACTCTCAAAGGTATTACGAAAGTGAAGACCTTAATTCAGTAATTCCAATAGTAAAGCATTTTGAACAGTGTGAGATTATATTTGAAGAATATACTTCAGTAATTAAAAGATACACTCCTAACGAATATCACGATGATCTATCTAATGTATTCTGGTTTATAGAAAGAAACGGTTTGAAGGTTAATAGTGCCTTTGAAAGATACTTTGACTTGAAGAGACCCTTTCTATCCCGCTATAACTCATATACATTTACTCAATACAACCTCAACACGACTACCGGCCGACCTTCTAATACGTTTAACAGCTTAAACTTTGCTGCTTTACCTAAAGAAAACGGTTCTAGATCGGTTTTTGTACCGAGAAACGATTTTTTATTGGAGATTGACTTAACTGCTTACCATCCTACGTTGATTGGACAGATGGTTGGTTATGATTCACCAACCGGGGATATTTATGAAGATTTTGCAGCCAAGTACGGAATGGATCGAACTGAAGCAAAAGGATTAGTATTTAAGCAGCTGTACGGGCATATATTCGATCAATACAAAGACTTTGAATTCTTTGAGTTAACTCAGAAGCTTATCGAAGAGATCTGGAATACATTTAGTAGTAAAGGTAAATACGTAGTTCAAGAGACCGGGAAGGTGTTTAAGAAAGACGATTTACCTAATATGAACCCACAGAAGCTGTTTAATTACGTTATTCAGCATTGGGAAACTTACAGCAACGTTGCAATCCTTAAAGAAATCATTTATATTATTAATAACAAGGAGACAAAATTAGTACTTTATGTCTACGACGCGTTCGTCTTTGACGTTAGTAAGCAGGATAAAGAGGAGATTAAGAAGATATTAGGAGTATTTAACGACAAAAATTTAAAGATAAAAACAAGTTATGGACCAGACTACGACACTTTACAGCCCCTTTGATATTTATGATAGAGAAACTATCAATATCGGAGACGTGAATAATAAACTATTTTGTACATTCGTACCACTTACTGAAGTGGATTCCTTTATAAAGGAGATTACGAGCGAGTACACTATTTTATATAATAAGATTTTTGTTTTGCATATTAAGAGCAACGACGAGTACGTCTGTACTTATAACGTTGATCAGCCTAACATTAACAACATTCCAGAAAATACCATCCTAGTTCATAGGAAAAAGGAGTATAATGTTTTATATACCATCAATGCGTTAAACGAATTAATTAAGAGTCTGAACGAAGGGATTGTTGATACAAACTATAAGATCAACTGGCAACATTATAGAAACACAATCCTACTTACTCAACAGCAAGAGTTAAAGCTGTTGAGAACAAAAATATACGATATCATTGAGCTGTAAATTTCTTAGTTTTTTTCTTAGTTTTTTATTTTACAACTATTTATAATAGAGATGGGACGAATTAAAAAGCACCTTTCCGAAGAGCAAAAAAAAGAAGCTCAAAGAAAATGGTCCCAAAACTACTATGTAAAAAACAAAAAAGAAATTGATGAGAAAGCAAAAAACCGGTATCACAAAAACAACAGGGATCTATAAAATAACATCACCAGCAGGTAAGATCTACATAGGACAGTCCTTAGACATTCATAAACGCTGGCAGCAGTACAAAAAGCCCTTTTTTCAAAAGCAATATAAGCTTTATTATTCAATACAGAAATACGGTTATGAAAACCACATTTTTACAATTCTTGAAGAATGTGTAGAATCAGATTTAAACATACGAGAGAGATTTTGGCAAGATTTTTACAACGTAGTAGAAGACGGCCTGAATTTAACACTAACGAACTCAGAAGAAAAGAAGAAGATTTTTTCCCAAGAGGTCAAAGACAAGATAAGTAAAGCCCAGAAAGGAAAAATCTTAACCTTAGAACATAGGCAAAAATTATCAGAGGCTAGAAAACAATTACCAGGTGAAATAAAAAAAGCAAACGGATATAAGAATAAAAACCGAAAAAGATCTGAGCAATTTAAAAACAACTTATCCGGTAAGAAAAGAGGGCAATTGAAATCTGAACAGACTAAGCAAAAGATGCGAAAACCGAAAAGCGAATTGCACAGACTTAATATGAGTTTAGCTAATATAGGAAAGTCTAGTCCAACAAAAGGAATACCAGACGAAATAGTAACCTGTCCGCATTGTCAAAAATCAGGAGGAAACAGTGGTATGAAGAGGTGGCATTTTGATAAATGTAAAAAAAAGTTGCTTCTATAGATTGTTATTCGTATATTCAATATACAAATATAAAATAAAGTTATGCAAGATTTAGAACAAGCAATGAGGCAAGAACTAGCCGTTGGTAGAGAATCAATGGAGCAAGAAGCAAAAACACCGGAAACAAAAGAATGGAGACCATCTAACCAAGAACTACTTCAGGAGTATGAACTTAGTATTAGATTCCTAAGTAGAGGATGTGTTGTAAGAGTAGGATGTAAAGAAATTGCCTTTGAAGATATTAACAAAGCAATGGCTGAAATTAATGAGTTTGTAACAGGTGATACCTGGGAAGTTCAAAAGAAGTGGCGCAAGTTGCTTAACATGTAAAAAATAAAAACAATTTATGGATATCAATTCAATTAGAGCAAAGCTGAATGCTTTGCAAACTCAGCAAAGCCGTCCTTCCGGAGAGGCACGTAAGAATGTCTTCTGGAAACCTGCCGTGGGCAAGCAAACAATTCGTATTGTACCTTCTGCGTACAATAAATCAAATCCTTTTTCGGAGCTGTATTTTCACTATGGCATCGATAAGAATCCAATCATCTCTCCAACTAACTGGGGTGAGAAAGATCCTATCGTTGAATTCGCCAAGCAGCTAAGAACTAGTAAAGACAAAGAGTCTTGGAGATTGGCACGTAAACTCGATCCTAAAATGAGGGTATTTGTACCCGTTATCGTTAGAGGTGAAGAAGCTGAAGGTGTTAAACTTTGGGGCTTTGGTAAAGAAATCTACATGGAATTACTTTCTATGGTAGAAGATGAAGATATCGGAGACTACACCGACATCATTTCAGGTCGTGACTTGAACTTGACTACAGTAGGTGCTGATACTACAGGAACCGGTTTTAATAAAACTACCGTTCGTGCACGTACTAAAGAGTCTGCTTTGACTGACAATGATGCATTGTTACAAACTATCTTGAATGAACAGCCTGATCCTTTGAAAGTATTCTCAAGAATGTCTTTCGACGATATGAAATCTGTATTGCAGAAATGGTTGGCACCTGACGAAGAAGAAGGAGTAATCTCTTCTGAGCCTGCTACTAACTTTGACGATGCAAAACCTGCTGCTGAAGAACTTCCTTGGAAAAAGCCTGAGACTAAATTCTCTTTGGAGGCTCAAGGCAAGAAAGTAGAATCTAAAGCTGACAAGTTCGATTCTTTATTCAACGACGACGACAACGATTTACCTTTCTAATAGACTATGGCTAAGAAAGAAAAAGCTTCTTTAACAGAAGCCGTGTCTGCCGAGCTTAAGAAAGGATTCTCTCTAGATAAGTTCAAAGAGAAGAAGCTTCTTAAAAGCAACGTAAAGTTTAAGGAGCAGAAATGGATTCCTTTATCACCAGCCTTCCAGGAAGTAACATCTATTCCAGGAATGCCAATGGGTCACATTGTAATGCTGAGAGGTCATTCTGATACAGGAAAGACTACAGCATTGCTTGAAGCTGCAGTATCAGCTCAAAAATCAGGAGTACTTCCGGTATTCATTATTACTGAGATGAAATGGAACTGGGAGCATGCTATCCAGATGGGTCTTCAAGTAGAACAAACTATTGATGAAACGACCGGGGAAGTTCTTGACTACGGTGGGTTCTTTATCTACGTCGATAGAGAAACTCTAAATACAATCGAGGATGTTGCCGGATTCATTTTAGACTTGATTGATGAGCAGAAGAAAGGAAGCTTACCTCACGATTTGTTATTCCTATGGGATTCAATCGGTTCAGTACCTTGTGACCTTTCAGTACGTTCTAACAAGAATAATAACGAATGGAATGCAGGTGCAATGTCAACTCAGTTCGGTAATGGAGTAAATCAACGGATTGTAATGTCAAGGAAAGAGTCTTCACCGTACACTAATACATTAGTAGTAGTAAACAAAGTATGGACTCAAAAGCCTGAATCACCAATGGGTCAACCCAAGCTTATGAACAAAGGAGGATTTGCCATGTGGTATGATGCTACCTTTGTAGTAACGTTTGGTAACATTATGAATGCAGGTACCTCTAAGATCAAAGCAATTAAGAACGGTAAGCAGGTAGAATTTGCCAAGAGAACTAATCTCCAGATTGATAAGAATCATATCAACGGAATTACAACTCGAGGTAAAATCATTATGACACCTCACGGATTCTTAAACGATGATGAAAAACAGCTTAAGAACTACAAAGATGCTCACTCTAAAGAATGGTCAGCCATTCTAGGAGGAGGAGACTTCACAGTAGTAGAAGAAGCTTATGAGGATGTAACACCTAATTACTTCCAGGAAGAACCGGAATAGGATTCCAAAAACTTTTAGAAAGAGCCCTTGCAAGTCAAGGGCTTTTTTATTATATTAATATAAGTTATGAGAGCAGCATATAAAACCTTACTTGATAATATCAAGGAGGTAGACGAGGTAATACCCACAGAAGAAAATTTTCACTCCCGCGTATTAGTTATTGATGCATTGAATCTATTCTTTAGAAACTTTGCAACTATCAATATGACTAACAACGACGGAGCCCACATTGGAGGTCTAGCCGGATTCATTAGATCATTAGGTTCATTAATTCAGATGGTGAATCCAACAGGCGTTTACGTAATCTTTGACGGAGTAGGATCTTCTACCAACAGAAAGAATTTGCTACCTGAATACAAATCAAACAGAGGCATTAACCGAATTACAAACTGGGATGCTTTTGAATCATTGGATGATGAGAATGATGCAAAGGTTGGTCAAATAACCAGGATCATTCACTACCTTCAGTGTCTACCGGTCAAAGTTGGAATGATTGATAAGGCAGAGGCAGATGATATGATTGCTTATATGTCTAGAGAACTTCCAAGAAGGTTTAATTCACAGATGATTATTGTTTCATCTGATAAGGATTACCTTCAGCTGGTTAACGATCACGTAACTCTCTATAGACCAATCACAAAAGTATTCTACGGACCACAAGACGTTAAGAGAGAATTTATGGTTCATCCGGATAATTTTATTATCTACAAAACAATGCTTGGAGACCAATCAGATAAGATTGAAGGCATTAAAGGATTAGGACCAAAGACGCTTTTAAAATTATTCCCAGAAATTCTAGATGTTCCGATGTCAATGCAGGATATCTTCGATTACGCTGAAGATCATTTAACTGAACATCAGATTTATGCCCGGGTATTATTTGCAAGGCAGAGCCTACTTAACCATTATAAGTTAATGGATCTTAAGAATCCTATTTTGGATGACAGGCAGATTGATTATATCAACGGACTTATCAAAGAAGAGAATAACGAGTTCCACAAGAAGCATTTCATTGAACTTTATGAGATGGACGGCCTGGCACATTTTATTAAGAATGTTGACTACTGGGCAACAGACACATTCTTTAAGTTGTCTAAGTTCAAATAAGTTCGTATATTAATTAAAATAAGTTATAAAAAGAAGTTATAAAAAATGGCATCACTAAAAGTATTAACCGATTACGGCCCAGCGTTCCAAGTCAAGACTATCGGAGCATTATTAACCAGAAAAGAATTCGTTCAGAATATCTACGATATTTTATCCGATGAGCACTTTCCAAACCCTGCTCATAAATGGATCATCAATGAAATTTTACAATATTGGAATAAGTACCATACAGTTATCTCTATGGATACTTTGAAAATACAAGTTAAAAAAATTGATAACGATGTACTTAAGACTTCGATTGTTGAGCAGATCAAAGAAGCTTACCGACATTCAGATGATGAACTTCAGTATGTAGAGGAAGAATTTACTGCCTTCTGTAAGAACCAACAATTAAAAACAGCTCTATTAAATTCAGTTGACCTTCTAAACTCAGGTGACTACGATAACATTCGTCACTTGATTGATAACGCGTTAAAAGCCGGACAGGATAGGAATATTGGACACGAATATAATAAGGATATTGAGACCCGTTACCGGGAGGATTATCGCCCCACTATTCCTACTCCCTGGCCTATGTTAAACCAATTAACCCAAGGAGGTTTTGGAGCCGGTGATTTAGGTATTGTATTTGGTAATCCAGGTGGAGGTAAGTCTTGGATGATGGTTGCAATGGCAGCTCACGCAGTTAAAATGGGTTATAATGTTATTTACTATACTCTAGAATTAGGGCAGGACTACGTTGGTAAGCGATTTGACTGTTACTTTACCGGGCATTCAATCGAAGAAGTACAGCACCACAGACCAGAGGTTGAGAGCATAGTTGAAGGTCTGGCCGGTAAGCTAGTAGTAAAAGAGTATCCGCCTAAAGCAGCCTCTGTGTCAACCTTGAAAGCCCACCTTCAAAAGTGCATTGATGCAGACATTAAGCCTGATATGGTAGTAATTGACTACATCGATTATCTCCGACCACCTTCCAAGAAGTTTACTGAAAGGAAAGATGAGATTGATGATATGTACGTTGCATGTAAAGGAATGGCTAAGGAATTCAAAGTAGTTGTTCTTTCTCCTTCTCAGGTTAACCGAATGGGTGCAAAAGACGATATTATCGAAGGAGATAAAGCAGCAGGTTCATACGATAAGATCATGGTTGCCGACTTCTGTTTATCATTATCTAGAAAGAAAGAAGATAAGGTTCACGGAACAGGTCGAGTACACGTTATGAAGAATCGTTACGGAATGGACGGTATGACCTTCGGAGCAAAGATCGATACTAATAACGGTCACATCGAATTGACCGAAGACTTACCGACCTACGAAGATACCACTTCTAACACAACCTCTACATTCTCACAAGTAGACAGCTTCGATAAACGAGAGTTAGCTAAAAAATTCATGCAACTTTCATCTTTTTCTTAAAAAAACAAGGAATTTTTAACAAAAACTGGATACTTATCAAATACAATATAAATTACGAGAATGGATATTAGTCAAAAAATACTTTCGGACGTTACTGTCTTTATGAAGTATGCGAAGTACAGACCGGAGTTGAACCGAAGAGAAACATGGCAAGAGTTAGTTTCAAGAAACAAAGAAATGCATCAAAAGAAATACCCTCAACTTGCTGAGGAGATTGAAGCAGCTTACAAATATGTTTATGATAAGAAGATTTTACCTTCAATGCGTTCTATGCAATTTGCCGGACGTCCTATTGAGGTGAATCCTGCCCGTATCTACAACTGTGCCTTCTTACCAATCGATGATTGGAGAGCATTTGGCGAAGTAATGTTCTTACTTTTGGGTGGAACAGGAGTAGGTTATTCAGTTCAGTACGAGCATATTGAAAAGCTACCCGAAATTAAGAAGCCTAACCCTAACAGGATCAAAAGATTCTTAGTTGGTGATTCAATCGAAGGATGGGCCGATGCAGTTAAGGTCCTAGTTAAGTCTTACTTCAGAGGAACTTCAACAATCCACTTTGATTTTTCTGATATCAGACCTAAAGGTGCAAGGTTGGTGACTGCCGGCGGTAAAGCACCCGGACCAGCTCCTTTAAGAGAGTGTCTTACTAAGCTACAAGGTATACTCGAGTCAAAAGAGAATGGTCAACGTTTAAGTACAATCGAAGTTCATGATATGGTTTGTCATATTGCCGATGCAGTATTGGCAGGCGGTATTAGAAGAGCAGCTTTGATCTCTTTGTTCTCTGCTGAAGACGATGAAATGATTGCTTGTAAATCAGGTGCTTGGTGGGAATTGAATCCTCAGCGTGGAAGAGCTAATAACTCAGCAGTTCTTTTGAGAGCAACAACTGAGAAAGAACAGTTCTTGGATATCTGGAAGAGAATTGAGAATTCAGGAGCAGGTGAACCAGGAATCTACTTTACTAATAACTTAGAGTGGGGAACTAACCCATGCTGTGAGATTGCTTTACGTCCTTTCCAATTCTGTAACTTATGTGAAGTAAACGTTTCTGATATTGAGTCTCAAGAAGATTTTAACAACAGAGTTAAGGCAGCCGCTTTAGTAGGAACTTTGCAGGCAGGTTATTCTGACTTCCACTACTTGAGAGAAGTTTGGAAACGCACTACAGAGAAAGAAGCTTTGATCGGAGTATCAATGACCGGTATCGGATCAGGTGCTGTATTGAACTTTGATATGGCAGAAGCTGCTGAGATTGTAAAAGAAGAGAATGAAAGGGTTGCTGGTATTCTAGGCATTAATAGTGCTGCTAGATGTACTACAGTTAAGCCTGCAGGTACAACCTCTCTAACACTTGGTACTTCTAGTGGAATTCATGCATGGCATAACGACTACTACTTAAGAAGAGTGCGTGTAGGTAAGAACGAAGCAATCTACACTTACCTAAGCATCTACCATCCAGAATTGCTAGAAGACGATCAATTCCGTCCTCACGATACTGCAATCATTACAGTACCTCAAAAAGCACCCGAAGGAGCTATTCTAAGAACAGAATCACCTTTTGATCTTTTAGAGAGAGTGAAGAGAGTAACTAAGGAGTGGATTAAGCCTGGTCACCGCAAAGGAAACAACACTCACAACGTTTCAGCTACAATCTCAGTTAAAAACGATGAATGGGATACAGTTGGAGAATGGCTTTGGGAGAATAGAAAGTTTTATAATGGACTTTCAGTATTACCATTTGACGGACATACTTACGTTCAAGCTCCTTTTACCGATTGTTCCAAGGAAGAGTATGAAGCATTAATGCAAACACTGAAGGAAATAGATCTAAGTAAAGTAGTTGAAATGGAGGATATGACAGATCTAGCAGGAGAAGCTGCCTGTGCCGGCGGAGCCTGTACGGTTACAACTTTGTAAAATAATCTTAATACTACCTTAATATGAGAGCCTGGGTTTTTACCCGGGCTTTTGTATCTTTATAATAGATGAAAACATTAGTTATATCCGATGTACATATCGGGTCAAAAGGTTGTAAAACAGAAAAGGTTTTAGATTTGCTTAGAGATGAATCCTACGAAAGGTATATTCTAGTAGGAGATATCATCGACGGATGGTTATTTAAGAAGTATAAAAAGTTCTCTTATGATCACACCAAGGTTATTCGCCGGCTTTTAAAACTTTCTAAAGACAGAGAAATAATCTGGATAGCCGGCAATCACGATGAGTTCTTAAGAAAGTATCTTCCTCTTGAATTAGGGAATATAAAAGTAGTTGATGAATGGGTTGAGTATGGAACTTGGTTTTGTCACGGAGATAAATTTGACGGAATAGTTCAGTTGAAATGGTTAGGTATGCTAGGTTCAATCGGATACGATTTAGCTATCAGTTTAGATATGTTACTAAAAAAATTAGGATTAAAAAGAAGTGTTTCTAAGTTTTTAAAGAATAATGTTAAGGCTGCTGTTTCGTTTATGGTTGATTTTGAGAATGAAATGGTCAGGCAGGCTAAAAAAAGAAACTGCGATACAGTTGTTTGCGGTCACATTCACACCCCGGCAGATAAGATCATTAACGGAGTTAGGTACTTAAATACAGGAGACTGGGTTGTGAACTGCTCATATATTACTTACTATTCACAGTACGGTTCATTCAAATTATGCACAGATTATTAACAATAGTAATTCCCTGTAAGAACGAAGAGCGGTACATCAAGCACTTACTTTTTGCATTAAAAGAACAGGAAATAGGAAAAACTCAAATTTATTTAGCTGATGCTAAATCTACCGACAGTACTCGGATGTTAGCCGAAACTTATGCATTTGAGTTAGGACTAAACTTAAAAATCATCCGAGGAGGACTTCCAGCCGAAGGAAGAAACAGAGGAGCTAAATTAGCAAAAACTCCCTATATCTTATTCTTAGACGCCGATGTTACTTTTACCCATCCCCAGGCAATTGAGGAAGCTCTTGATAATATACATGATAGAGCAGTCGACATGGTGGCTACTACTCCGTATTATAAAGGTGAATTTGATATTAGAGCTTGGTTACTATTTCGGATAAACAGAGTTGCAGCCTGGGTGTTAGCAAAAACACATCCTTTTGCAATTGGTGGATTCACTTTAGTTAGAAGAGATCTATTCAATACTTTAGGAGGATACGACGAAAAAGCAACGCAGGCAGAAGATTGGCTATTAAGTAGACAGATACTCCCTTCCCGATTTAAACTGATCCCAGATCTAATGACTCAGGATAACAGAAGGTTTAAAAAATTTGGGTATTTTAAGATGGTAAAGCTACTTTATAACAACTGGATAAACAGAAATAATTTAGAATACTTTTATAAAGATCAGAAGTATTTCTAGCTATTTATAACCGAATCATGAAAGGTCTGCTTTTAATCTGTTTGTTTTTCTTAAACAATTTAACTTTCGGTCAAATTAGAGTAGATAAAGCCGGCGACGGTTGGCAGCTTAAAATAGATTCAGCATTACAATTAATTAAAAAAGTCGATATTGAAAAGTATCAATTAATCGATAGTGTATGTGAGAGAGTGGAGTTCTGGACCTCCGGGTTTTCTTCTAACGAAGGAAGTTATGGAAACAAAGGAACGATCTTAGTTGCTGTTAAAGATGTGCAGTTAAATTCAATTAACAACCTCGCAGTAGTGTTGGTTCATGAGAGTTTACATTTGCATGTTTTGCAAAAAGGGTACATCATTGCTCCTGAACAAGAGGAGGCATGGTGTTACAGGTACGAGCTTAGCTTCATTGATAAGCTTAAGAATCCTGAACCTTGGTTGAAACAACATGCAATAACACAATTAACAAACATACAAAAATGAAAAAACTCATCGCATTCCTTTTGACGGCAGTGGCCGTTTTCGGAGTATCGGCACAATCAGCTTCAACCTCACCTGGAACAGGGCACTGGGTGGTAATTGATTCTGGTTACCAAGTAGCAACTACTACTGCCGGACAGACTGTTGCCCCTCTTTATTTCTACAACACATCAACATCTGAGAAGATCACCGGTCTTCAGTACAGAGTATTTTATGATAAGACAGCTTTTACGGCAGCTATTCCTTCATTAAAGATCTCTACCACTGATCAATACTTACAGTATGTTGATAGTAATGCTCAAGGGTTCTTAACTGTTACTTTAGTTTACACAGGTACTAACTCATCTTTTAACTATTCTAATGGAGCAACCTTTGATCTTACTTTCACTCATGCCGGTGAAGCTATCTGGAACAACTTAGATTCTATTAAGACATTAAAAGTTTCAGGCGTTAAAGCATTTTCAAACAAGGCTGCTACTAACTGGGGTAATGATACTACATTGGTAGTTTATTCTTACGGTGGTCGTTTCAACCAGAAGGTATTAAGATTTGCTGCTAAATTTAAGAACGTTACAGGTTCAGATGCTAAGAACTTATGGGTATCTTTAGAGAAGAGAGCAAAAGGTTCTTCAACTTGGTCTCAAGTAGAAGCTAAAGCTACTAACTCCACCGGCGTTGTTGTATTTAAAAAATTCTTGGATACTACTTATTGGGATGTTAGAATGGCAATCAAAGGAGATACAATGACTCCCGGTAACGTATTCTCTACTGCAGATGCTCAAAAGATTAACCAATCAATCTTAGCTCAATACACTCCTACAGGATTTGATTACTACACAATGGACGTTAACGGAACTGATGGAACAATCAGCATTGCAGACGTTTATTCAGTTTATGGAAGATTGGCAGGTAGGTTTAATACTTGGCCTAATTCTAAAAAGGATGTAATGTTCTTTACAGTTGCCGAATACAATTCAATTAACGGATCTGCTACCAACTTAACTTCAACCTACTCTACAATCAACAACCTAACATTCTCAATCGACGGTCAAGATTCAACTACTTACTACGTAGCTGTTAAAGGTGATGCTAACTCAACAGGATTTAAGATGGCTCGTTTAACTCCTATCAAGATTGTTAACCCTGCTAATGCCAAAAACTACATCATCGATAATTCAGTTCAGTACGACGACGTAACTGAGACTATTGAGGTTAATATGCCTAAAGTTAAAGTTGACGAAGGTAACTTAGTAAACGTTCCTGTTAAAATGTTAACAGACGGAAAACAATTAGGAGCAGTTCAATTAGAGTTGAAGTATGATACAGCATTACTTGAGTTCAAGAAAATTGACTTGACTGAGAAGATGATGAACTGGACTTCATACACTAACCCTGATAACGGAGTAGTTGCTTTCGGTGCTGCTGACTTAAAAGGAAATCAATTACTAAATGACGGCGAACAAATTCTTACTATGCAGTTCATCGCTAAGAAGCCTCAAACAGAATGGGCAACAGCAGCTATCTGGACTGGACCTAAATACGTTGGAGGTAATGATGCAAGGGATATGAACATTACTCCTGCAATGGGAGTAATTGAGGTACGTAAAATTAAAAAGCCTGTTAAGTTGAATGACTTAGAAAACATTCTTATCTTCCCCAACCCCACCGACGGAGAAGTAATGATTCAATTCAGAGTTGATCAAGAATCAGAAACCGAAGTTGCCGTTAGTGACTTAGTAGGAAGGAAGGTAATGGAGATAATTAACACCAAAATGCCTGCCGGAGAATACAAATACGTTGTTAGTTTAACAGAACTAACTAACGGCTTCTACTTAGTATCAGTTAAGACAGATGCAAAAATCTCAACTTCTAAAATAATTATAAATAAATGAGTTTAAAAGAAACACTAAAAAACGCAGCAGGGTTAACCAAACCCGAAGCATTTGTTAAGGTAGATGATAAAAATCGTTTCTACTACATGTTACAGCAAATGCAGTCCAATCGCTGGAAGATCACAGCAATCGTATTAGGATTGTTTACATTAATTATTGTCGGCATTAATGCTGCAGTATTCTTCGGAGCATCTATCCAAGAGGATTGGAAAGAGATGCTACTTATTCTACTAGGTGCCTTCGTTGGTAACTTAAACAAAGTAGTAGATTACTGGTTCAATTCAGAAGACAGAGATAAAATGTTAATTCAGAAAGTAGACGAAGAGGACGGAGTATCATTATCAAACACATTAGAAGATGAATAATATGTCAGAAGAACAAAAAGAAGAAGGTGTAATGTCAGCTACCAAGAAAGCAATTATTGGTGCTATCACTACAGCTGTTACAGCCGGCGGAGCCTGGTTTGCAACCCACTTAGGCGGTGGCGAAGAGCCTAAAGAAGAAGCTAAGACAGAACAAGCCGCTGCTCCTGTTATTAACTTAAACTTAGAGAACAACAATACTAACCAACAGAAGCAATCTGCAGGTGGTACTACTACCATCATTAAAGAGAAAGAGGTTTCAAAGCCTGCTGCTGCTACACCTGCTCCTGCTAGTAAGCCTGAACCTAAAGAAGAAGATCCATGGTAAGAAATATCCTTGTTGCTTTTTTATTAGTTATTATGATTGGATGTGGTTCAATGAAAACTACAACCGAACAAGACGTTATTGAAACTAAAGATATTTCTTCAGTATCAAATTACACAGATAGCTTGAAATATGCTGTCCAAGTAATTAACGTTGATATGACTAAAGTTTTAACTTTATACCCAGACCTTCAAGAAAAGAACGTTGGGTTAGGATTTGCCGAATCAGTGTTAGATTACTTAGATGAAACAGGAAGATTTATATTTACAGAAGAGAAATCAGAAATCAAGGAAAGAATGGTTACTCAATTCAAAGCTTCTAAAAAAGGAGTCTTCGAAGAGCCCATTGATGGAAAGGGTAAGATTAAAGCTGCCCGTTACTTTGTTTATGTTACTGTGGCCGATTTTGCTGTTGATGAAGACGAGACTGTGGAAAAAGGCAAAAGCAAAGTTGTTGTTACTACTTTCATACGTCTCCAAGTTAGGTTCGTTGATGCTACAACGGGACAGGTCTACATTGGATCAGGAGAGGGAGAGTCAACAAAAGTAGGAGAATCGTTTTTAAAATCTCTTGATATGAAGTTTTCACAGAGTACTGTTGGTAAGGCAACTAGAAAGTCTTTAGAGACTGCTACAACTAAAGTAATTGAAAGCTTGATCAGGAACGGTGTCTTTAAAAACTAAAATATTATTTTTTTTATTTATGATAGGACTGTCTCTAAACGGGCAGTCCTTTCTTTATTCATACCAGGATCCTTGTACTAAGGAGACTAAATTTATTACAGCAGACATGAGCAGCCCAATCGTGGTTGTTTATTATAATCAAGTCAGAACGTTCAGCTACACTGAATTATCAGACGGAACTTTTGACTTATGGATGGCCGATATTTATAACAAATATAAGTCAACCTCTCCATGTCAAGGGGCAGTAGCTACAACTACAACAACCACATCGACGAACTTGGCTTCAAACGTTGTTAATAGTGTAATGAACTTAAACGCTATTGCAAACGTTGGGTCATTTACTTCAGTGGGAACAAACATAGGTGGAACTACTTCAACAGGTTCAGGATCGGTCAGTACTTCGAATAACAAAGAAGATGGAAATTCACAGTCGAATACGAACCAGGACAACAATGGAGATAATAATTCAGGCAATACTAATTCTGGTAGTAGCAGTGGGTCCTCTGGTGGCAGCGGTTCTAATGGTTCAGGCTCCGGTTCGGGGTCAGGAAAAACCGAAGAGCCAAAGACCGAAGATAAGCCGACTGATCAACAAGTGGAAGAACAGAAGACTGAAACTCAAAAAGAATCTTCAAACTCAACTGCAAAAAGTACATCAAAAGCTAAAGCCGAAGTTGCTAAACCGGCTATTTTAGTTACAGGGGATCTTGTTGGGGTACAAAAAGCCGACGATGGCTCTAGGGATGCTAGAGGGACAATGTCATTTACTAGAGTAAAAGGAGATGGAACAGCCTCATTAGGCTTCTCTGCCGATTACATGGTTAATGCTAAGATAGGAAACCTTTCAGTAATGAGATCCTGGATTGGTGTTAATAAGAAAGGACATAAACACATTAACGTTGTTTCAGATGCTTTCGGTATATTACCTAAATCTTGGTCAAATACAGCATTAGCAGTAAGAGTAAACTCAGTTAAGAACTTCACAGCCCTTTATGGAGCAGCTGGAACTTATGGAAAGCTTTACGGAGAAGAGATGATCTCAACTTTAGCTATTGGAGGATTTATGTATAAAGGCAAGTTAGCTAAAGCATTAGATGCTACTATCATTGCTGCATGTGTGTATTCACCTTATACCAAGTACTACACAGAGTCTTTATTTGAAGCTAAGCCAATCATCATTCCCTTCTTTAACTTTAATTATAAACTAACAAAAACATTTGGAGTTGGATTAACCGGAGGTGGTACTTATATTGCCAGTCAGAGTATTCTGAATTACCAAATACTAATGGGTGCTAAATTGCTATTATGAGGTGGATTGTTATTTTATTCTTTGTTGCAAATAGTTTATTAGGTCAATTTACCTATTCAGGATATCTTTATAATGCTAATAGTTCAGGAGCTAATAATGTTCCTGTTAAACTATATAAAAGTACAGCTGGCGCTACTACTAAATCAGGAACTTTAGTTAAAATAACATCAGGTATTCCCTCTGATAGAGGAAGAGGAACTACTGTTTTATATTCAACAGCTAATACAGATGAAAAGTCTGTAGCTATTACATTCCCTTCCGGGTTTAGTCCTTCCTATGCCGGTACTAGTTATTCCTCAGGTCACGTAAATGCTAACTCATGGTTTTGTTTTGGAACAAGTTCTAGTTCTGGATACAATGGAAATGCCACTAGTCCCAATCAACCCACTATTCATATCGGTTCAGTTGATAATAGTTCAACAGATAACAACGTTTCTTATGTTTCAACTGAAAGCTACACAGATGGAACTTACGGAGATGTTTTTAGAGTAAGGTATGAAGGTAATTGTAAATATAACCAGACAGGAATCAACTATGTTTGGGATTTATATTTCATTAAAAATCAAGCTGCAAAACAAATAGTAGTTTGGAGAACATTTACAGCGGATGGATCTAATCAAGAAATAATGGGCATATCAACAGGCAGTGCTTGGATGGCAAGCACCCTAGTTACTACTGGTTCTTTTTCTAGTACTAGTTGGGAGATAAATACAACCTCTACTACTACAACAAGTTCTAATGTGTTAGATGCTACCGCTTATACTAATTCATCAGGATATTATTCTTTTTCTAGAACCACAGTAGCAGGTAACCAATTCACAATTCAAGTAGATGCTCCAACTAGAATACAGGCTTATACAAACTTAGACATTCAAGCAGTCTCTAACATTATTTTAAATAAGACTACAAAAAACGGATTATCCTTTCATATGTTTGATGTTAATGACGATGGAATAATCTCAGTTGCAGACAAATACTACATAGCAGGAAGAAAAGCAAGCCGGTTTTCTAAATGGAGAATAGCTCCTGATGTAAGAATTTTTACTACTGCTCAGTATAATGCTATTACTGCAGGTACAACAAACCTAAGGGTAACCTATCCTGGAGTAACCAAATACACAACCTCCACCTTAACATCAGGAGGAACATTAAATCTTTATATTATAGCACCGGGTTATGCAGGGGCAGTAACTTACTAATATTTATTAGTATATGCTTAACTTACTTGCACCCCTACTACTTGCTTTAGCTCCTGCCGATTCAACTTTCTTCCATGTTGACGTTGTTAATAAAACTAAAATCGAAAAGGTTGGCGGAAGAGATATTACTTTCGGAGTAAAAGAAACAGTTGAAGAATACATTATTGAACAAAAAGGATATTCTCCCACAGACTCAAACGGATTTTCGGTTACTGTTTACATTGATTCTATTTACTCTCCGCAGCAAATGCTTAACATTATGGGCATTCAATGGTTAAGAAAAGATTATATTGTTGAAACTTCTGTTGCATTTA